GGGAGAGCGCGATTTCCCTTAGTGAAACTCTCTCCGGTGGGGGACGAGGTCTTGCGGTACCGCTTGAAGCCGAGTGTTCCCGGTTTGTAGGTAACACCGTCCGGGCTCTTGACGTACTGAACGCTTCCGTCCGGAGCGACGATCTCCTTTGTCCCGTCAGACCATTCCCGGAGCTTCTTGCCCCCTTGGCCGGGCGTCTCGCTCACCATCTGCGGGCCTGCGCCGCCTTTTTGAGTAGCACCCTCACCGCCCATGTTCTCAGTGACGAACTTGCGTGCCCATGCGTCTTTGTCCGGTGGCGCGTCCGGCTTGAGTTGACCGCTTGGGTCTTTGAAGCGGCTGTCGTACTCCTTGAGAGCCTGCGCCATGGTCACCTTTGTGGGGCTCTTGGTACCGGCCTGGATTTTGGCGACTCTCTCTTTTGAGGCTGTATTGATGATGGCTGCCTCGACACGGGGGTCCGCGAAGGAAAGGAGGGACTTGTAGAAATCGTCCTTGGTTTTGAAGTAGGCCGGCTTCTTCTGGCCGCTGAATGTGACCATGAGGTCTGTGCCGTTCGGGCCGAACTCGATATTATCTATCTTGGAGTTGGGGTCCCCGTATTTGTTGAAATAGTCGATTATCGGCGCGGGGTTGTCCGCTGCGAGGCCCCACTTGGCCATATTGAAGTCGTTTTTGCGCTGGACCTGCTGCTGGCCAACATCGAAGGCCTTCTGTTTGAGCCCAAGTGTCCCTTCCTGGACACCAGCCTGACGCTCGGAGACGCCGGCCGCACGGCTTCCGAGGGCTGCGCGGTTCTCCTCGGTGGTCTGCTGGAGGGCCATTTTCTGTTTGTCCATCTCCATTGTGTGCTGCGCGAGGTTCTCCGCGAGGGCCTGTTTCCGCTCTGCGAGATCGAACTCCTTCTGTTTGAGGGCCAGCTCTGCTGCCCGGTCCCTGATCACGGTCGGACCTGGTCCGGGGCGACTGATTGAGCTCATGACCGAATATGGGTTGCCGGGTCGGTGGATGGCACTATCCCATGTTCCGGCCGCCGCCCTGCCTGCCGCTACTCCTTGTGCGAATCCCATGTTAAAACCCTCCTGTTATGCCGTGACGCCCGGCACTTTGTAATTGTGCGCCTTGAGCGCGGCCACCTGTGCCGCGTTGTAGAGGCCGATACCGCCTGATTCACTACCGCCTGATTCACCAGTCGGCAGTGCTCCCGCGCCGCCGCCGCCGCCCACAAAATAGCCGGCCATTTCCGCCTGGGGATTTACCACTGCGTTACTGTACCCCGTGGCGAGGTTGCCCACCGTGTTTGCGAGTGCTCCCATGCTATTGATGCGCGCGGTATCCGCGTTGCTGGCGGCGGTCATCATATTGGCTTCATTGGTGAGGAGATCCGTGCCACCCTTGGCAATGTTGATGCCGGTCTGAGCCGTGGCATTCGGGTTGATGAGCGCTGCCTCTTGCGTGGTGAGCGCCGCGGACCTCGTCTTCTCGGCATTGACGGCCTTGTTTGCCGCGTCGGCTTCGGCTGCCGCCTGGTCGAGGTACGACTTTCTGGTGAGCGCACCGAACTTCCCGGATGTGGGGTCCACGCCCATGCCGAGCATTTCCCTCTGGTTGGCTTCGCGTGCTAAATTCGCCTGTGCGCCTACGTCGGTAATGGCCCGAGCGCGGGCCCCTTCGTAGTCGGGCGTTGCGAGCTGGTCAAGACGGGTGAGCGCCCCGGTGCGCTGCGTCTGCTCGGCCTGCGCCTGGCTGAGGAACTCCTTTGCAGCCGGCGCATAGTTGGTCTGATAGTCCTGATAAGCGTTCTTCATTTGGCCGATCACGTCGTCGAAGCCGGGTATTCCCGTCCCGGATGCACTTCCGCCGCTTGCGCCGCTCGCCATGGACTTGGTAATGTTCTTGATCATATCCATAGCCCCGCCGTACATATCTCCGACGTTCTTGAGCGAAGTAGACCAGTTCGCGAGGAACTCAGACGCCGTTTTCGCGCCTTGGGTGGCCTGGGCTTTCTTGAGCTCCCAGGCCTCCGCTGATTGCTGGAGGTCCTGCTTTGCCTGCTCTGCTGCTGTTTTGGCCAGCTCGGTCTTCGCAGCACTTTGGGCGTTAATATTCCGCTGGTCAAGGGCGGCCTGCTGGTTGTAGTTGAGCCCTCCGTAGTTGGTAAACTGGCCGGAGTTTGGGATGTATGCCATTTTTTAGCCCTCCTGATCGCTTTGTCTGCGGCGAATCATGAGCCCCTCTGTGGAACTGGCCACCGCGATGTCGTCTATTTCGAGGTTTCCCTCGATCTCAAAAAAGAATTTTCTCCCCCGGTCCTCGCTGTCGAGCCGGAAGGGCTTGGGCGAATAAATGGACCTCTCTGTTGACTTGGACCCATCGACGTAAAGCCTGAAGATTAAAGAGAAATCTCCTGAATAATCCGGGACAGCGTCAACGTCTTCAAGGTTGTCGCCGTTGACTTCTATATTTGTGCCCAGGATGTTTTCTCCGATCGCGCCGCCGATCCTGCCGGCGGATATCCGTGCGGTATTCCGGGAAAGGGCCTCGTAATACGCGTCGATGAGAGCCTGGTATGCGGCCCTATCTCCCAGCTCGGAAACGACCCGGGCGACCTGGAACGCGCCTCTCATTGGGTAGAGATTTGTCCGGGAGCGCCATTTGAGCGCCAGCGGAAACGGCTGCGTGGTGTCACCCTCCCACTCGTAGGCATACTTGGTGCCTTCCACGTCCTTGACGAAATAGAGGGTATCTGTGCTGACGTCCCTGAAGGCGGCGTCCGTATACATGCCGAGGGTCGTTACCTCTTTCGTGATGAGGTTGACGATGATCGCCCCTTCCTCACCGCCGGAAGAGTAGAAACCGAAGTAATGCCCGTCGTGAATGTAGCCGTGCATTGTCTCCGGGTGCACATCCGGCCAGGTCTTGGCATCGTAGGAGTCCCGTGTAAGGAGGCCGGTTTGCGCGCCGTCGCAGGCCACAAGACCGTCGTTCGAGGGGTAGACCACGCCTCCGCGGTAAAATGCACTGCCGCGCTTCGAAACGCACGGTGCACTTTCCGGGAAGTGAGTCGGGGTCATAGCCGAGGGATCGACGCCGGTGTATATCACCGGCTTGTTCGCCGTGAGGACCGCAAGCGAGTCTCCTCCTACGGGCGCGAGCCCTACTATCGTATCCGGTACGGAGAGAGAATACTTGATCGGAAATGTCCACGGCCTGTACGGCTCTGAGAAGTAGATATCCTTACCGACAAAGCCGGCCAGGATGCCGTGCCCGACGTACACGAGGCCCTGAAGCGTGTCCAAAGGCGGGTCCCAATCCTCTGAAGGGAGCGTGTCGTCGGCATTGAGGTCGTCGTCAGCGGTAGTGTCCGTGTAGGTCGTCGCACTGGCGGCGATGGCGTCGAGGTACTCGTACTGCCCGAATTGGTCCCCCGTGGCCCTGCGGTATATGCGCTTTTCGAGGAGGTTGTTCTTGTAGCAGCGCCAAGTAACCGTGTTGTCCGTGGTGTCACCGTCCACGGTGTCGTTCCATGTCGGTTCTGAGGCGCCGCTCGTGCCGGCGGTTATGCACTTGTAGAGATATGTCCCGCCCTCATCCCCCACGCCGAATACGAAATCCCCCTCCTCGTAACCTTCTCCGGCCTGCCAGGCGAGGGTCATTGCGGACAGGTTCACGGTCTGTCCGGACTTGCCGGTGATGTTGTCGGAGGCTGGAGAAGGAAGGCCTTCCTCGTACCAGCTCGTAACGATGGTCCACACGTAATTCACAACGCGGTCGTCTCCGGTCCCACCGCCGCCCAGGGAGGCGGAAAGGGCTGCATGAGGGGTAGGGACAGCCATGGGATAAAAGTTGATAGGCATGGCCCCTGCGCCTGTCGTGGCCTCTGTTAAGTTGGTCTTCTTGGGGATGCCGTGTCCGGTGTAATAGAGCTTTCCCGCTGTATCTCCCGAAATGGGCGCCGGCACGATGTCAACGTCTGCTTCCCATTCGAGCCAATAAGCGCCCTGGTAGAGGTAGATGGTGCGTATGGTCCCCGTGTTGACCAGTGAATCGCTTTGGGCGTAGTTGAAAAAGGGCCTGATGTGGCCGTTGACCAGGATGCAGTTGGCCGCGATCTGCGCGCCGTTGAGCGGAAGGACCTCGGGCGCATATTTCGGCCTTATTCCACCCGGTATTGAAACGCCTATTCTCATAGCAATCCACCACCCTGCAATAGGTTCTTAATTGGCCGGCACAACCTGCATCTCGCCGTTGTCACCTGCCAGAACGAAGTCACCGCCAAAGTAAGCCGCACCGCGAAATGTCCCGGTGTACGATTCTGCTGCGTCAACCTCTGTCCAGGAGGTGCCCCCCGTTTCCTTGACCTGAATCATGGCGTCCTCGCCGCATATCAGGAGCGCTCTTCCTCCAAATGCCACCGCTTGGATGTCTCCCGAGTATTCAGGATCCCCTCCAGGGGAAACAATAGTCCAGGTTTCACCCAGGTCTTCGCTTTTTTGTATCTGCCCCGCATCCCCAACGATGTAGAACGCGCCCTCGACGGTATCGTACGCCGCTCCACGCCAGGATGAGGAATAACCCCCGGCCGCTGTCCTGGTCGTCCAAACGGACCCGTCAGGGCTCGTAGCTATAAAACCGTTATCGCCGACAACAACGAAAACCCCTCCACCGTATGCGGCCGCGTGAAGTTCTTCGGCCAGATCAGCGGATGAGGTCCACGAGCTCCCTTGATCGACGCTGTGCTGCATATAGCCGTTATGGCCGCAGGCGACTATGATTGAGTAGTCGTCATTGGGGCAAAGAACTTCAATCCAGGTTGCGCTTACTTGGGTCCAGGTGCCTTTCGAGGCAAGAGAAGCCGCGTAGATCCCCGTAACGCCAAGCGCGGCAAGCCAACGATTATCCGACGCCCCGGTGTAGCAGAGGCCGAATACAGACGCGGAGGGGAAGAGCGGAAAGGTTGCGGTCCAATTTGTGAGATCGTCGCCGTTTGAATACCCCACCGGCCCAGCGTAAAGGATGTCCGGGTCTTCTGGTGAAACAACGCCGTTCGAGGCTTCACCCCCGACGAGCACATTATCAGGACCCCCGTAGGCCGCGCAAAAGAAGGCTATATCGTCCGCCGTGGCACCCGGAGGAAAAGGAGGCCTGTCTGTCCAGGTGGAGAGATCCGTGGAGGTCCGGAAAAAGACTCTCACGTCGTACGCAATGTAGCCGGCAAATCCGGCCACCAGCCATTGCGTTCCTTCCCAAAACGCAGTGACGTACTTGTCGAGGTTTGTTTGCCCTACACGAAGGCTTGGGGTCGCATCGGTCCAATCGCTTATCCCCGTCGGTGAGGTGTAAATATGGCCGTAGGAGCCGTTGTTCTCGACAAGGACGTAATTTCCACCATGCTCCGCGACGTCAGAGACACCATTGTCGTCGTCGAAAACTGCCCCGGTCCAATCTACCCCGCCGTTATCTGAATAGATAATGCGATGTGTGGCCCCGCTAAAGTGTGAGCCCCTCATGAAGGCGGTCCATCTGGAGTGGGTGCTGTCATAGATGATGGCCACCGCATATTGGTAAGCCGTAGTGACGCCATGGCTCACGAGCGACCAGGACTGCGCGCCGTCCGTGGATGTCAGGAGGCGCATTACATTTTCATAAGTTCCATCCTGGACCGCAAAGTACGTTCCCGCGCCGTCATAGGCCACGTCCCTGATTGTCCCGGTTGCCCCGCTCGAATACCTGCGCGTCCAGGTGATACCGTCAGGGCTGGTCTGGATCTCTCCGTACTCCCCAAGGGCGATAAACAGGCCGTTGAGATAGCGCACCCTTACAAATGGGCGGTCATAGCTTGCGTCGGCTGTCCGTTCGGTCCATGTTACTCCGTCAGATGATGTCAGGATGGATGGAGTATGAGTCGAGTATCCCGCGTCGCCTCCAACAATAACCCACACACCCCCGCCATAGGCGATGCCCGGGAACTTTTGTGAGTCATCCCAATGGGCGCTGATCTTGGCGAGCATATCCCAGGTGACGCCGTGGTCGGTTGACTTGTAAATTCTAGGGTAGAGGGAATAGCCCGTGTAATGGCCGGTCGCGAGGATAATTGATCCGTCGGTTGCCATGCCCTCGATTTCAGAACGGAAATAGCAGGGCGCAACGGGAAGGTTTTCCTCAGTCGCAGGGCCACCGCAAAAGTCCCCGGCGAGGCGTTTCCATGTTGTGCCCGAGATGCCGATAAACCAGCGCTTGGTGCAGTCGGTCGGGCCGGACTGATAGAATTTTTCACCGGGATAAGCCACGGCATAGATGCCATTCGGGTTGACGGCTGCGGAGCGGAAGCCTGTTTGCTGGAGAAACCCCGTGAGGTTGGCGGCAACGGCACGTTGACAGATCAGGTCGCCCTGGTTCCAGGCCCGGGCAGTTGTCCCGTCCTGGCCGCGCGATACGGTCAGCTCGTCGCCCACGATGTCGGTCACTTTGACGATTTCGATGTGATGAGCCGGATCTGTGATGGTGAGGTAAAGCACGCGCCCGGAGAGCCACCCGTCCACGAAGGCCCGAGCGCCTCCCTGCGTAAGGGTGAGCGTTACAGCCGTAGATGTGACGGCCGCCGCCAGGGCGGCATAGGCCAGGTCGTTGAATCCGTGCTCTGCATTAGGCGGCATGTTAGTTCATTTCCTTCCATGTGGTTCCAGTGCAGTGTTTCCACCATACCTCGGTGGTGCTGTTGTAGACCTCCTCGCCCGCGTAGTTGGCGGCGAGAGAGCCGTCGGGGTCTTCAGTCACGGTGCGGTAAACGCCCTTCTGGAGGAAATTCGCGAGAACCGCAGCGTTGAGGACGAGCTTGACGGTCGCCCCATTCGAAAAAGAGTTGCTTCCGCCCCTGGTCACGGTGAGGATATCTCCGGACCGGGCGGTGCATATCATCCATTCGGTATTGTCTACCAGGATGTAGAAACCCTGACCGGAGCCGGCAGTCACGGCGGGAAACAGCGCCCCGTCTCCGGCAGCGACGGACAGGGTCACGTCGGCGCCCCCGATATCGGCCGCCAGGGTTGACTCCGCGTTGTTGGTGAACAGGTATTCGGTCATAGCCAGCTATCCCCCCGGAAGTTGATGGTGTGGGGCTGCGGGGTCGCGCCAGTGTTCCCGAGAAGGTTAATCCGCCCCATCTCGATTTCGAAGTCGGCACGGTCTGAAAACGCCTTTTTGGGGTCATACCACGGCATGGCGCGCTGATCGTAAAGGAGCGCTTTTGCTCCCTTTTCGACGGCCTTCTTGTAGAGCGTGAAGAGGAACGACGGCACAACGGTTGCCGTTTCGATCGGTGAGAAAGACGCAGTCACGAGGAGGCCGCTTGCGCTCGCAACCGTCGGAATGGGATACAGATTCAAGATCATCGTGGCAGGGTTTACCCAATATTCGCTGGGGGCCGCTGCGGTGTCGAACTTCCATGCGCCTGACTTGGTGATGCCGCGCTGAGCGTTCCTGGCGGCGAAAGGGTCAAGGAGAGCGAATTGATTGTCGTCCGCGCCGTCATCCTTGTACTGCACTGCCTCGACGCTGTTCACTTTGGCGTAGGACGAGAGCGAGGCGGGAGGCGAGAGATCATAGTCACGGTCATTTGCGACGACGCTGATCCTGTCGAGGTCGTCCATCCAGATGAGAGTCGCCTCGCACAGCTCGATCGCTGCGGCGAGAACAGCCTGCTCCTTGGCCGGGGTAGGCGCTCCGGGGATCTGGAGGTACGGGTTCCACGCTGAAAGCTCGGTTGTCATTTTTTTACCCTTTTGGCCTTAGTAATTTACAAATCGGGGCTTTTTATTGACAGATCAGCCGGTTTTGTTCACAAAAAGCTGGAAATGTTCACTGCGCGGGCTTGCCCGCATTCTTCCAGGCGTTGAACGGCAACGGCTGGCTTTTCCCCCCGGCTGTTTCCACCATGGTCTTGTAGTTGGTGTACTTGCGCTTCTCTATGGCGTTTGCGGCCGAAAAGGCGCTGTAGTTGTTTCCGCTCGCTGTGCTTGGGGCCTGAGTTTTCTTCTGTTTTTTGTCCGCCATTATGACGTTCCTCCTTTCTTCGCGGAAGTAATCCCGAGTGCGTTAAGATAGTTGGACAAGTGGCTTTTGGAACGCTCCGTATTGCCGGGCAGGTCGGTGTCCTTGCCGAACGCCCTGAACAGGATGTAGTCGAGGAGCGTATTGACGTACTCGTTTGAGACCCCAGCCCGTGCGGTTTCCCATGCGCCCCCGGAGTCCCATACGATGGGTGTGGGGACCTCGGACCTGGTGAGTTCGATGAATGTGGTGCCGTCTGAGGGAGGACTCACCCAAAACATGGCCTGGTTGGCGGGGTCCGGAGCAAAGTCCTTGATTGTTGCCGCTGCGGTTTCCTGTGCCCACCCGGGGGAAAACTGGCTGAGGAGCGCGACGGTCGTTTCATTGACCACGTTTCCCGGCGTCTTTCCATCGGTCCCGAGGTTTCTTGTCGCGCCGATGACCATAATGCCGCTCGGGTCAAGGACCTGACGCGCGCCGGCGGCCAGCTTGAACGGGCCGACAACGGCGTTCGCCTTGGGAACAAAAGAAACGATCTGGCGGGAGCCCATGTTCCCCCACCCGACGAGTTTTTGCACTGTCCACTCGTTGTGGCCGGCGTCGATGAGCTGCTCTGCCGCCAGATCAATGACGTATTTCATGGTGACGTTTGCCATTATCCCTCTTCTTCCATGCGCTTAACGCGGGTGGCTTCGGCGAAGGCCTTGAGCTGAGGCAGGAGCATTTTATCGTCCAGCTCTTCCCCATACTCGCGGAGCATGTACTCCTTGACCTGGTTCTTTGTCCTCATGGCGCGGATGTCCTGCACCTCGCGGTCGCTGTCAATTTTCTCCTGACGGTTCTTTGCGAGGACCTCCTCTTCCGTCTGAGGTTCTGCCGGCTTGATGTCGGAACTCTCCATGTTGGGAGTAAGGCTTTCATCGACAAGTTTCGCCTCCTGCTGGTCGA